TGAGACTGACGGAACTGTGCTGTTCGATTCCACCACGTACCCCGGTTCCTCCTACGTGGATACCTCGGTCATCGCCGGGACGTACCACTACTACGGGTTCTACGTTCTTGTCGACGTCACGAATAACATCTGGATTCGCAGCGGAGTCTCCGGTTGCCTGGCCGTTAAGGATTACGGTTCGAGCAATGACATGTGGAACCGTCTGCCCGAGCACTTCCGAACTCTGCCGGAAACCGGTGGCGAGCTAACCGGGGACGCGGCTGGTAACCCGTACCTCAAGCAGTTCGTGAACGTCCTGGGGTACAGCGCCGACTACCTGCGCACGCAGTACGGAATGCTGGCCGAGCACTATAACGACCCGATGGTCATCCCGATTGACGACCTCTGGAATCTAGCGGCCGAGGTCGGACTTCATTTCTCCCCTGAGCTGCCCGCCTACACGATCCGAAAGGCAGTCGCAAACCAGGCCCATGTCTGTCGTGAAGGGGGGACGACCCAGGGTATCGGGAATGAGATTATCATCCGCACCGGATGGGCAGCCGATATCACGACCGGCCCAAACCTTATGCTTGAGGACGACCAGTCGACATTCATCCACCCGATCTTCACCCCGTATTCCCCTTACCGGTACTACTACATCGGGGATTACGTCTGGACCGGAGCACCGGTCCTGTCCCGGCAGTGGCCCGGCCTTGGTTTCTGGTACCAGTGCATTAGTCCTTGCCAGGGAATCGACCCCACGGGGGTTGTCACCCAGAGCGCGAACTGGAAAGTCGTAAAGGACGCGGACGATACCACCCTGCATACCCTGTTGAACTCCGGCACGGGCTTTCCCAGTACCTGGGAAGCCGTGGATATTAGCGCGACGTCTGGCTTGCCAACTGCCGGGTCACTAATCCAGGGCCTAGGGGTAAAAAACCTCCCGGGTACAGGTAACGCCTGGAATAGCCTGCGGTTGAAGAACACGGCGGCCAGTTCAAAGACTCTCATCATTCGTAGTGCAGCCCGGCAGCCAAGCCAAGTTACCGGAGCCCCGTGGGCAGTCGATCCGCAGAGCGCCGTACAGGATGCGGTGCCCGTTCCGTACGTTCGGGACTCACAGCAGTGGAGCCCCGCTATTCGGTACGGCACCGGAGACATAGTGCTCTGCCAGGGGCAGCCGTTCACGGCGCTGCGTGCCTCAACCGGTATCCGTCCGCCCGCGAACAATATAGCAACACCGGAGTGGGCCCCCCTGTCTGAGTCGCGGCGTATCAGGATTGCGGCGAGCGGGTACATCAGTGACAACATGACCGGTACAGGCAATCCGGTAAAGGTAAACCCATGCATGGAATGGTATGACGCCACCGGAAACTTCATCACCCGGGTCACCGCACGGAACACGTCAACAACCGGTAACCCGAGTAAACCAGATAACTTTGTGTTTGACTCCTTTACCGGGTCAAGCCGAGTCTTCAATGTACAGGGTAACAATACGGCTCCCATTGGCCCCTGGCAGGCCACGTACTGGCAGAACCAGACTCTAACTGGGACGCCGGTCGGAAGCCAGTCAGTTCCGAATGTGAACTTCAGCCTCGACGGGACGACCTCCCTGTTCCCGAGCCTGGCCAACACCGGATGGTCCGCTAGCTGGGTAACGCGCTTCCTCCCACCGTCGACCGGCAACTATACCTTCTCCCTGAAGGGACTCGGCGGGGGGACGCGCCTGCTCATTAACGGCATCCCCGTGATCAATGCATGGGCGGGCACCCCGACCAGCCTGACGTCTGCCACCATCCAGCTTCCAGGAGGAAGCCCGGTGACAGTCGAAGTCGACTATGTGGCCCCGGCCTACACCCAGGGCAGCGGGAGCACGCCGAACCTTATTGCCATTCCGAACCCCGTATCGACAGGTTCAACGAACTATACCTTCCCGGCGCTCCCTGTGATTCCCGGCATCGAGTACGGTTTCGGGTTTACCGCTCCGGGGTTCATCGGGGCAACCATCACCTGGTACGGACCGAACAGTAACCAGCCGATAGGAACTACCCAGTTCGCCCGGCAGGCGGGACAGCCCGGTATCCGGTCGACCGCGACCGTCCCAGCCGGTGCCACCTCGGCATCCGTCACAATCGGTGCGGACGCGTCTCCTATTAATGTGTCGGCCTACTTTCTCATGGCCACTGGTGCCCCCGTCGCATCGGGGCTTACTGTGACGAGCCAGGTTACGTTTACCCCGACGACTAGCCTGCTGAATACTAATACCCTGACCGGACGGACCACTGATGATAACCTATTGGCCTGGCAGACCCCAGTTGGAAACTTCTCCGTGGGTAACGGTAACTGCTGGCCCCTGATCCCAGGACAACGATCAATTGGACTGGTTCCCGGACCGGCGAACACGAAGCTCGGCGTGACTTTCCGAACCGGGCCGCAGTCCGGGCAGACCCAGGGTATGGTCTTCCGGTACACCGACGATAACAACTACTGGCGGTGCAGCCGCACAGACCTTAGGAAGAAGGTCGCCGGGACATGGGCACTCGTCGCTACGCACTCAACTGCCTTCGCTGATAACGACAGGATGATCATCGTCCTGAACGGGCCCGTAATCCAGGTATTCCGGAACGCCGGGGGAACTCCGGTAAGCTCAGTCTCGGATACATTCAATTCGAGTGCCACGAAGCATGGTGTAATTGTGGAGCAGACGTGACCGCGCCATACACGACTAACCTCTGCCCGAACCCGTCGTTTGAAACGGTAGTAGATTCCATCCCGCAGGGGTCACTAGCAGGGTACACCGCACTGCCGGGCACCGTTCTTGCGTCGACCTCGCAGGCTTCACTCGACGGCCAGTACTCAATGCTGGTCACCACGGACGGCCACCAGCCCGGTGAGGGTTTTGTCGGCCCGATGGAAGCCTTCACTGGGATTACCGGCCTGTGCAGTATGCAGATCGCCCTTAACGGGGAAACGGGGAGCTTGCTGGTAACCGCCTTGTCTCCCGCTATTGGCGGCGGGCAGGCAAGCATCCTTGGCCAGGTCCATGTTAACTTGTCACCCGCCTGGCAGACTGTCGCACTCGATGGCCTTAACGTTGCCCTGGACGCTGACGCGTACGTCGTCGTGTGGACCGACTCCGCGCAGGTCCTTAGCTTCATGGTCGACTGTGTTCAGTACGAGCCAGAGTCTCCCCATCACCCGTTCGTAATTGGTGAGCAGCTCTACCAGAATGCATTTACCCTCGACGGCGGTACCGTAATCGAGGGGTCAGTCGAGCTGATCACCCCGGGCCGGACCTTCACGATGGTTCCGAATCCCGGGAACATCGTATCCGGCGGATCGGTAATCCTTACGCTGGCTGCTCCGGTGGCGGCGTTCGATGACTTCGGCATGTGGGAGATGAATGACCCCGACCCGGCGATGACATACGTCGGATGGAACACGGCGAACCAGTCGACGGGGCACTCGAACTATAACCGCAACTGGGGTGTCTTCTACCCGCCACTGGACTACCCGGTGTCAGACGGGTCCCTTCTGTGGAAGCGCGCCGCTTTCATGGTTCCGGGATTCCAGTACAATACCGTGCCAGCCGGAGTGGCCGAGAACCTTACCGCTGTGCAGGCCGAGCTGCTGCCCCTGTCAGACGCCGTGGACAGCGCGCCCGTTCCCGCTGCCTATGACACACCACGGGCGCTGCACGTTCGGGTAAAGCCGACACGCCTTAACTACTCCCCGAACCCGTCGTTTGCCGTGTCGACCGCCGGATGGTCAGCTCTAGGGTCTGCCACGATCACGCGGGACTCCACCGTTCACTACGGCCTGACCGGTAGTTCCGGTCACGTTACCTGTGCGTCGGGAGACTCCGTGTCGGTCACGGTATCCGGCCTGATTGCCGGGGACATGTACACCTGCTCTGTCTACGGTCTCCCCGAGTCGGCTCATCTCACTGACATTCAGCTTCAGGTTGCCGGAGTTAACGGTGGCGTGCCGGGTGCCACGGTGAACGCCCTTCCTCAGACGCACCCGGACGGGACACAAGCCTGGGTTCGCCCACACGTTACGTTCAAGGCGACGGCATCGACCATGCTGATTATCCTCGCCCCCGTATCAGACGGGACCTGGCCAGTCACCTTCGGAATCACCCAGAACCTGATTGAAGCCGGTGAGATCGTCGGGAATTACTTCGACGGGAACGACGGTAATCCCGATTACATGTGGGAAGGCACGGCGGGCCTGTCTCGTAGTTACTTCTACGAGGGGTACACCGCCGGGCAGGGAGTCATCCACGACATCCTGGACCGGAACATCCCGGTGGAGATCACCGCCGCCGACCCGGAGTACAACAAGCCGCCGACGCAGTAATAGACTGAACCCGGAATCAATAATCGGAGCTAGACATGGAACTAATTCTCGCCGGACTGGCTGCCTTCTACGTATGGAACACCCTGCGGTTCCTGCTGCCGTTTACTCTCCCGGACCAGGTGGCCCTCCTGCTGTACGGCGGCATCGCCTACGGCCTGATTCAGGTAACGTACCCCCACGTTCTCATGGCCCTGGCCGCTGCCGGGATCGTCACCCTGCTCATGCTCCTGCTCACCCTGGTCGGCGTGCGTGCGAAGCCATGGTCCCTGCCACGACCGCACCTGCCGGGACACTACAAGCTCACCGGTCTAGGGCACCGGCCGGGGCAGCGGGCCAGCAAGGTCGGCCGCCGCGTTCCGACGATCTAGTTTCGACTGGTGAACAGGCCAGGAGGTAGCCTTCTTACCGGAAGGTTCATCACCGTACCCAAAGGAGGAACCGCATGTCTGATGCGGAACTGCTAATCGCGTTCGCCGGTTCGGGGTCAGTCACCCCCGCGAACGTCAGGTCCCTGCTTGATGACCAGCTCATCGGTGCGCGGGACGTAAAGGAATTCATCGTCCCCGACAAGATCTCCGAGAAGACGCAGCCGGGCCTGGCGAACGTCGTCGCCTACCTCACCAAGTACTGGGGAGACGAGGACGCCAGCGAGGACCCGTTCAAGGCCGTCGCACTGACCGACTTCACTGACACCCTGATCGAGGCGCGTGATACCGACAAGCAGGAGCCGGTGCTGGTGATCATCGCCGGGGACGAGGGAGCGGACGACGCGACCGCCGACCTCGCGGAGTCAGTAATCGACTCCGGAATCAGGGTCCTGGACCTCGCCGCCGGGCTAGATGAAGTCACCGCGACCGAGGACGACTCGGAAGAGGTTCTCCCCGAGCCAGAGCCGGAGCCTGCGCCCACTAAGCGGCGTCGGCGTACGGAGCCAACCCCGGAAGCGGAGAAGCCCGCTCCGGCCCGCACAAGGGGCAAGCCCCGGACGCGCTCCGAGATCGAGGACATCGGGACCAAGGCCCTGGATGACCTGAAGAACGTGCAGGACGACGCCCCGCCGTTCGACCCGCCGTTCAAGGACGACAAGCCGAAGGGATTCGACTTCAGCAAGCTGGCCCAGGGCGGCCCGGAGAGCGTCCCTGGCGAACTTGTTTCCGTCAGCAATGAATCACTCCGGGAGCTTCTGATCGTGGCTCTCCGTGGTGCTCTGAGCGCCCTGGAGGGTGTCTCGGCCACGGAGGAGGGTCCGCTAGCGGAGCCGTACGGCAAGGCCGGATGGTCGCTAGACAAGGTGGCCACCCCTCCGGCGAACGGCCCGACCACGGCCTACATCCGGGACGACGAGTCCGGGGCCCTGCGGAAGCGGGGGCGCG